CAAAAAAGGAGTTATTCAAATTCCTTATTGACAATAAAGAGAAGTTAACAGCTCAAAAGAAAGCAGTTAAGAAGGAAGCAGATTGCCCGGTAGTTGTTGCACCTGTAATTGTAGGCACAAAAAAAGAGATGGCTTCTTTCAGTGGGATACTTGAAGGTAAAGATTCTTTAAAGGTCGTTTGTGTTATCAATACTACTAACTTTCTCGATTCTCATGGGGATCTTCATTTACCAGGTATCTGGACAAAAAGCATTAAAGAGAATAAAATGATAATGCACCTTCAGGAGCATGAGATGGAGTTTGACAAAATAATTGCAGACGGATCGGACCTAACAGTTTACACAAAGACTTATAAATGGTCGGAACTTGGCTACTCATTTTCAGGTGAAACAGAAGCACTCGTTTTTGAATCTAACATATTAAGAAAGCGAAACGAGTATATGTTGGAACAGTACATGAACGGATGGGTTAAGAATCATTCCGTTGGTATGTATTATGTTAAAATGGATTTAGCTGTCAATGATGAGGAATGCTTGAATGAGTTTGAGGCATGGAAGAAATATTATCCACAGATCGCAAATCAGGACCTTGCAGATCAGAAAGGTTACTTTTGGTATATCATGGAGGCTAAATGTGCTGAAGGTTCTGCCGTTCCGCTTGGGAGTAATACAGCCACGCCGACAATTAGCATAGGAAAAAATCAGCCGGATGAGTCCACTGATACAATCATAGAGCCGGTAATTGAGCCACTCAAAATTGATTACAGTTATTTGATTAAAAACATTAAAAATTAAATTGAAATGAACGAAAAAGAACTTTTATTGAAAGAAATACAGGTGCTTATTGCTGACTCTCAGAAAGAGGGCGTAAAAAAAGCAGACCTGGATAAAACTATTGCTGATCTCAATGACAGGATCGCAAAGTTAAGCAAGCCGGAAATTGATTCACTTCCTGAAACAGTGAATAAACTGATTGCTGAACAGGCAAAATTAACTGCTTCAGTTAACGCAATGAATGAGAAAACAAACAAGCAGGAAGTAAAGCCGATGACACTGGCTGAGGCTCTTGTTGATGCAGTCAAAGAATCTGCAAAAGACATCCCTTCACTGATTACCGAATCAACAGAAAAAGGACATAAGACAATCTCAATGAGAGATTATTTTAAGAAACTTGGAAACAAGCAGACTCCTGAAATGGCCCTCAAAGTATCAGTCGATATGTCAGAATCTGCAATAGTTCAGTCGAACGTTGCAACTGTAAGACTTACTGATCTTGACCCTAACAGAGTTGGTATTCCTTTGGCTGTTTATGGTCACGTTACCGACTGGATGCCTGTAAAACCGGTATCAGGAAAGTATATGAGTATCCTGGTTGTTTACTCATACGAAGACGGAGCCGGAACCAAAACACAGGGTTCTACTGCTTCAAGATCGAGCTTCCTGCTCAAGACAGTTGAATTTGTAACTGCAACAATCGGAACTAAATTCCGTGTTACTGACGAGTCTTTGGATGATCTTCCTGAGATTATGCAGGAGATTTCAATCGTAGCACCTTCAAAAATCAAAGATAACATCGACTCTCAGATTCTTGGTGCTGCCGGTGATGATACTTCGACAATCAAAGGTATTCTTGCAGCTTCAAAGAAAACTGACTTTGCAAGTGCTACTACTTACGCTGCTTCAATTCCGAATGCAAACAGAGTAGATTGTATCTCACTGATGAAAGATCAGGGCGAAACAAGTAAATATCTTCTTGATGAAATCATCTTGAATCCTCTTACAGTTCGCAAACTTGCTGCTGAAAAAGATCAGCTTGACAATTCAAAGGTTGACCGTAGGGTTGCTTTTGATGCACTTGGTGAGCCGGTTGCAATATGCGGTATGATGATCAGAAGGAATACAAACCTTGCTGCTGATGCTGCTATTGTCCTTTCGAATAAAATGGTTCAGATTGGGGACCGTAAGCAAATGACCCTCGAGGTTGGTTATGATGGTAACGACTTCACAGAGGGATGGAAGACCGTAAGGATTAACGTCCGTCTTGCATTTGCTGTAAGGGATGCACTTGCAGTTATTTACTGCTCTGACCTGGATGCTGCTGTAACTGACATAACAGTTGTTTAATATGAAAAAGTTACTTGTAATCTTAATGCTGGCTACCTTATCGGTAGCTGGCATTGCAGCAGGCCCGACTAAATCCGGAGCAATACGTGAGGGTTATACTTCCTTAAGCAGGCCTATTCTTTTTACTGCTGCTGACTCTATTGCAGGGCGTGGAGGTTCTTTTATAGTTGCAAGCGATTCGCTGGTTATCACTATTACAAACCTTCAGAAGTATTTGCAGCATCAGACTATAACTACTTCACTTGTTAAGCACTCTGGCAATCCTTCAGTGGTGATTACTTTGAGGGGACGAGTTACAGCTACTGATAACTGGCATCCTATTGGCACTCCTATTACATGGACAACGAGTGGAGATAATCCAGCAACAATAACAAGCACAGTGCCGTTAGCTTATAATTATCTAAAGATTTCCTATGTAGCATCAGGAGCAGCTCAATGTACTCAAGTAACTGCATTTGATGTGAGGACTGCCAATGTTTATGATATTGGTAAAGTTACAGCAATGGTTCTTGGAGATGGCACCGGCACAATAGCAGTTAATTCCTCTGATTGGGATATTTCGGCTACGGGTGCAATGACTGGAATCGGAGCAGTAACAATGAACGGACTACTTACAGGGTCACTGGGGGCTACTCTAACAGGTGCCGCTATTAATCTTAATGCTTCGAGTAACTTTGCGACTAATATTGGAACAGGTACAACTAATGCCGCTGTAACAATAGGGGGAGGGTCTAATACGGTAGCTGTTAACTCATCTGACTGGGATATAAGTACAACCGGAGATTTAACCGGAATAGGTGCGATTACTTCAGATGGTGCAGTTAATTTTCAAACAGGAGGACACTCTTACTCGAATGCGAGTCCTATTGTATGGGCAAAAGGCGGGGCTACTGTTCTGGCTACATCGGGAACTGATGTTGCTTGTTCAAATGGCGCGCGCTGGTGGGTTGAGGTTGAAATACCTCACAGTATTACAGTCACAGGATTAGCTTATTTAGTTGGTTCAGTAGGTGGTACTGATTCGGTAATGGTTCATCTTTATAATTCAGCTGGGACACTGGTAGCTACCTCAAGACATACAGGAGCAACACACGGGGCAATAGTAGGAACTGCAGCACAATTTCAGTCAGTTGCTTTCACTACTCCTTATGTAGCTGTTTCAGGTAGGTATTATGCCGCTGTTCAGTTCAATGGAACAACTGCAAAGTTTAGAGCTTATCCAATACCAGGGAGTAAATTTATAGCAAGTACGGCAGCCGGAACTTGGGATACCAATGCTAATATTACTCCTGGCACTACGTTTACAGCAGATAAAGGACCTATATTAATGCTTTACTAATGGAAGCAATAACAAAAACAGGTAAAAAACTTCATGGGGTGATTGCGGCAATCTTGGTTAAAAAGGGGGCCGCATCCCCTTTTGATAGTGAATCTCAAGAACCCAAAAAGGTGAAAGCTAAAAGAAAACTTAAAACTAAAAAGTAATGGCATTCATTGATAGTACATATTTTGTCGGAGAGATTCATATTCCTGATGCCTCTATTGATGTTCAGGTAACTCAAGCGATTACGCAATACGAGAAAGAGATACTGATTCAGTTACTCGGTTATAAATTGTATTCTCTCCTGATTGCAGACTGTACTAACTTTGTGCCGGCTACTCAAAAGTATAAGGACCTGGTTGACGGGAAGGAATTTACTTTAACTTATAAAGGTGAGGACATTCTTTTAAAATGGGGAGGCTTGGCAAATGCTGAACTTCAATCTTTAATTGCGTATTATGTTTATTATAAGTATGTAGAAAGAGATTCAACCAGATTACGGGCTTCGGGAGTAAGTATGCAGGTATCAAATCAGAATGAAGCATGGACGAGGGTAAGTCCTGAAGGTAAACTACTGAACGCATGGGAACGGTTGAGAGCCTTATATGGCATTATTCCTGTTAAATACAAGGAATATTATCAGGATGCTTTCACACCTTCCAGAGTGTTTAATGCAGACCCTTCAGCTTATAACTTCCTTTACACAAACATTGCAGATTATCCTGACTGGAAATTTACTCCACAGTGGAATATTAATCAATTTGGATTATGAGTACTTCTCTGACACGGGAAACAACTACTGTTCTTGAGGAGTTACAACTACATTCAAGACGGACAGATATTCAGCCGGTCAGTGTGCAGTCATCCGCTTTACCTACGGGAGCGGCAACATCTGCAAAACAACTTGCAGACGGTCATAAAGTACAGTTAGTAGATGCAGCGGGTAATTTACTTTCTTACGGGAAAAGAGTACAGACCCCCCCTGATGTAAATGTTTTGCAAGTTATGATCGGGCCGGGTGATCCTATCTCAAATATTCCTGTATTTATGGACTTTGAACATCATCAAATACATGAAGGGGAGAGCTTTATTGCAGTATTGGAACAGTTATCTATTGGCACAGGAACGGTTAAGTTTGTGGTTACTGTGCCAGTAGGAAGTATGCCTCACATGGTTATTTCAGTAGATACCTATGAGGGTAGTTGTATAGTCAGAAAATATCACACTGCTACATTTACCGGAGGTACTGCAATGGCAAAGATCAACCGAAACAGGAACTCTATTAATGCAGCAGCGATAACAATAACTTCAGGTGTTACTTCAACCAATGGAACATTATTTGAATCATTTATAGCGGGGTCAGGGAAGACATCAGGAGGAAGTCAAAGAAGTCAATCAGAGATAGTTTTAAAAAGCAACTCTATATACCGATTTGATGTAGTTGGATTATCGCAAACAACTCAGGCAATAATTAGATTTAATTGGTATGAAGATTTAGGGGTATGATAACAATTACAATCAATAAGAAGCGATTTAAGGGTGTTTACTCATGGGATGATGTAACACTATCCCAGTTTTGCGATCTGGCGGCAATCAATATGCCTGAAGGTTATGAATCGTTTATTATTGCTGATGGTAAGTTCTCAACTGAAACACTTGCCGAATATATAAAAGCAGTTTCAAAAATAACCGACAAACAACTTACTAATGACTTCCCGGCATATTACAGAAAGGTTATAAAGTGCCTTTCAAATATTCCTGAGAGAGTTATTCAATCACTTCCTGAAGATAAAGTAAATGATCTTTATGAATATTACTTTAAGCCTTTTGTAGTATCTTTGTTGTATAATGTACCAGTGATTCATTTTATGGGTCAGATTACTCAATATGAACCAAAGAAAGTAAGTAAATTCAGGATAGGATTAAATACTTACTATCTTCCTCAATCACTTGAATTGAATGGTCAATCTATTCCTCTGGCAAATGAGCCGATAATAAGCTATTCAGAGGCTTCAGATATATTCCGAGGGATGAAGGTAGGGAGGAATGATGTAAAGCGGTTAGCGTTGTTTATGGCTATCTATTGCAGGAAAAAAGGCGAGCAGTACGATGAACGCAAAGCACTCGAAAGACAGGAACAAATGATGAGATGTAAGATGTCAGTAGTTTGGAGTGTTTTTTTTTACACTGTTCAGCGAGTTCCCGGCTCTTCAATGATTATCCAATTATTTGGAAAGCTCCCAAAACAGATCCGAGAGGTAAGGGATCGGGCAATGACTTATCAAAATATGGAAGTCGAGGTTTGATTTATGAGGCTTCCGGGTATGGAGGACTGGGAAAGATTGAAGAGATTGAACGGGTTAAGTTATTTGAGTTTTATAATTATTTAAGTTTTCAGCGTGCAATAAATGAAAGACAATGACACTATCAGCCTTAAAAACAAAACTCAAGACTATAACTGGAACGTCAATAGGAGAGGTTTTATTTGATTGGAAAGAATACAACAATGAAAAATATTCAAAGACATACCCGGTAGTTTTATGGTCCTTATCCGGGGCAAAGTTCTCAAAGGAAGGACGTACCACAGCAATACAAAAAACAAAGACTTTTACTCTATCCGTATTTATTTTAAGTCGGTTATTTGAAACTGATAAAATAGATCAGTGGGATACTATTGAGGCTTATTTTGATACTTACATTACGAATATTCACGCACTCGATAATATCTCAATAGAGAATATAAACGACTTAAAAGGGCAGTATCTTGGTGTTGACGGGATTGATACTGAGATAGGGATTACTTTTGAAATAGTTTTAAAAACCTGGTGCTAATGGCAATCGGAACCGAGATAGAACACTTACAGCAAGTAATCAGCGAAGTACTGCTTAATGAGTGGGAGGCACAGGGTCACTCAATGGGTGGTAACGTGGTTAAGGATATGGAGTATGGCATTAAACAGGATGAAAACTCACTGACTTTAATCGGTTATATGTATCCTTATGGATCAATAATTGCAGCCGGAACAAAGGCAAACAGAATACCATTTTCAGGACGTTCAGGAAGGGGCGGAACTTCAAAGTATATTCAGGCACTTCAGGGATATGTACAAAGGAGAATGAACATATCAGATGCAAAAAAAAGCCTTTCAGTTGCTTTTGCTATTGCACACAAACAGAAAGCAGAAGGAATGCCTACTAAAAATTCTTATAAGTTTTCAAGTACCGGTAAAAGATTAGATTGGATTGAGGAAT